TTGATGAAGATGACGACGAATACGATGAATGGCTGCTTGACGAAGAACTTTCAAATGAGCTTGAACTGCTTGAAGAACTACTTTTGCTTGAAGAAGAACTCATTGAACTGCTTGAAGAACTTGGAGAAGATAAAGAAGAGCTAGACGAAGAACTGCTTTCGCTAGAGGAAGATGAACTCGATGAAGACGATTCAGATGAGCTGCTTGAACTCATGCTTGATGAAGAACTGCTTGAACCTGCCTGACCGACTTCTGCCAACTTTAAAGAAATCTGTTCAACGTCTATATTTGAGCCGCCAACCGTAAACGATTGCGCAAGCTGTTCGTAATCTTCTGTAACAGTGCGTAAAGGATATTCGCTGTCTTCTCCAATAATATGATAAGAAAGCGAGTTATCGAGCCAATCGGTATGCTCGTCATCTTCACGGTTAATCTCGGTATAAGGGATTGTTGTGATTGTAACTGTATCAGATGCTTCATTATCAGAATAATTACCTGACGCATCAATAGCCTTTATCATAAACGATTGATCTGCACCAATAACAATATCTCTCGTATTGTAGGAAGCGCCAACGATGTTCGTTTCGATAATACGGCTTGAATCCCAATCCGTTCCTTTTCTTATTTCATAACCTTGCAAGTCTGAATCAGCGATTTCTGTCCATGCAAAGAATAAATGGTATTGGTCTTGATAAACATGAAATCCGGTTACGTCTGATGGCGCAGTTGTCTTTCCGGCAATAGTAACAGTATTCGAAATTGTCCCTGAAGAAGATATTGCATGTTTATTTCTTGTTTTTACTTTGACCGTATATTCACTTCCAACTTCTAAATTAGTAGGTAATTCGTATGAAGTGGCTGAGGCGCTGGCTGTACCGACCTGAATATAATCTCCTGAATCCTTTTTTAATTGAATAATATAATAGTCTAGTTTAGAAAGGTCAGTTGTAGGCGCCGTCCATGTAACGCTTAATACCGGAACATACGTCCCGTCTTCATTAGCATACCCGCTTTCTGTCGCAACAAGATCTGTTACGTCCGGAACTGGGTTATACGGATTTGAAGGTGAACCGAAATCCCAACTGTCAAAATAGAACGTAGCGAATTGGTCGTTGAAGATTGCGCTGTTATAAGCCTGCATTAAATACTTTGCTTGACCGTAATTCGTTTCTTGAACCTCTAAAACAAGGAACGTTGCATTTGTCCAGCCGGCCCTTGTGTGTGTTACAGTTACAACGTCTCCCGGCTCAACATGAAGCGCCTGAACATTAGCCTCTAATTCGCACCATACATCATTAACCTTTCTTTTATATAAATACTGCCTTGCTAAACGTGAAGCCTGCGTCTGCCGGACAACGCCGTATGCTTGAACCATTTCAGTTCTTAGACCGCGCACCTCTTGATCTATTTCATCTTCGCAATACTCGATTCGTTTTGCGTTACGGAACACAAGAGGCTCAACATATTCAACACCTAATTTATTAGGCGTTTCATCAGCTTTTCCGTAGCCATAAACGAACGTGCCTTTTCTTATATTGTTTTCCGTAAATGACATTACGCTCGTTGCGTTTGCATGTTCAACAACAAGCTTATACTTTGAACCTGAACGGATAAGGCCGCCATTAAAAGTAACAAGCATCTTCGCGATATTGTCCAAGACAGCATGTTTCGTATCTAAAAGCAACGTCATTTCGTATCGCGCTTCTGTGCTATTGCTCTCAAACGTTATGTCGCCACATTCGCTAACATTCCTTGTTAAAGGCGTCGTTCCATCATCGACTTGTTCGTCGCATATCTCAGAAACAAAACCAAAAGAATCATTGTCGATATATGTTTCGGAAATACCGGCACCGCCAAGAACAGGGCTCAAAAGAAGATAATCTCTTATAATCGCTGCAGGATTCTTTGAAGATGACAATGCGTTTACGTCCCAACTCTGCGATTCTGCGTTCCATGTCTTGATCTTCCGGCCGGTAGCGTCGCATGAAACAGTTGGATTGTTGCTTATGTCTTCTGACGCTGTGAGCGTTACAGCTAAATAAGCAAAGTCTCGTAGCCCTTTCACAACGCCACCGGCTCTTGAATCAGGATTTTGTGTTGATGTCCCTGCATAAAGCGTATAACTGCAACCGGAAAGGCCGCCTATGGCGATTTCGTCAACCTGAACATCTACAACGCCACCGATCTCTCCTATCGATAATCCAAGAAATCGGTAAACAGTTGTTCCCGGGTCTGACTGCCAAACGATATTGCCACCTATTCTTAAAGGCCCGCCATAAAGAATAGGAACGATACCTTCATTAGAATAAGAGTTTGTCAACTCGCGGGCAACGTATTTGCTTTCCGGCGCGCGTAGCTTATCATCGTTATATGATTTGAATATTGAAAAAGCAACCGAGGCTATCGTTACGGCAACAAAAATCCATTGACCGATTGTGAGCGTTACGCCCCAAATGGCAAAATCTGTCGCTAACCAAGCCGATACAGCCATAATAACAGGCGCAAGAGGCCCGGCATGTGCCGGCCTTACCCAGACAAGCATGAAGAATAAAAATATGAATAATGACCTAAAACGCTTCATTTGCCCGATACCCTCGTATAAAAACATCTTCAAGATGCTTTTTCTTTATAAGAACAGATCCTATATTCTTACCTCTTGTGCATAGAACCTGAAAATTATTTACCAGAACTCCTAACGCGCATATTTCCCTTTTATCTGTTTTCAGAATAACAATATCGTTCTTTCTTAAATCGCTGAAATTCTCAACCGGAGAAGCCCACGTCTTTATGACAGAAACAATTCTCTTGAAATCTGCTCTAGGATTCCTAAAAAGCATACGCTTACCATCTCTATGTGGCATATCCTTATTATATATATATTTATAATATAACCAGCAAATACCGACACAGTCGCAACCGTCAAAGTTCTCCTGACCGATTTTAAAAGGTATGCCTATAAGTTTATCGAGTTTAGTCATTTTTGTTCAATGGTATGGCATGGAATCCATGATAATTAGCGTCATTTGAATAAACGTTCTGACACATCTGTAACGTCTTATCGCACCCGCGATAGATCGTGTATGTATCTCCCGGTTCAACATCGTAGTTCAAAGCATAGTCAAAATAAACAAAACCCTCTGCGAAATCAACAACCTTTCTTTTCGCGCCGATATTGTTACCAGACGTAAACCATATTTGCCCATGATTCCAATAATCTTCACCTTGCGTTAAATCAGTTTGGTCTTTCAGATAACTTCTACTGCCGGCCTTCGCCGTTCCGGAAAATGTATTTGCAGATGATTCTTTATCAACCTGACAGTATTCATCTCCAAACCGCGCCGCACAATTTATCTGATAGTTCCAACCGGTTTCAAAAGCGATAGAACTTATAATCGGGGCGCACATCGCTTCCATTGTCGATTCTCCAAAGACAATAGTTTGTATCAAACCGTCAAAAACAATTTTCGTATTCTCTGCATTATCAAGATGATCTCTGAAAACAAGTCTGGTAACAATTCTTTTATTCCTAAAATCATATTGAGCTGCATAAGCGCTCATAGCAAGATTCACGTTATCGATCTTATACGTTACCCTGTCAATTTCTCCTTGCGAACCTTTTTTAATAGCCCCGCGCCGCATACTTGCCGGAAGGTAAGATTGCTCAACTGCGCCGATATAAGAGAAGAAGTTGACTTGCTTATAATATGTAGCAAAATGCAGAGTATCATCATCTTCCGCCGTTTGGCTTCCGAGATAAATATCGTGTATCTCAAGCGGGTATCTAAGAACGTTTGCTTTTAAAGTTGCTATTGTCTGTGTTAACGTAAGCATTAAGAAATATCCTTTTGACTTACATACATAAGCGGCCACTCGCCGCCTGTATCAGGAATGAATGTGTATCCCATATTAAATTTATATTTAGTAGAAGCCGAGACTGTTGGCGCTTGAGTTGAATGCACTTTTAAAGAAACGCGGTCTCCTTGCTCTACACGAAACATGCAATTCGAATCGATACGCCATATAACATTTGTAAAAGTCATTGTAAAGTTTGTATCTTGTCCGTTACGACGGAAAGTAATAACAACAGGGTGAGATGCATCGATTGCAAAATCGCAAAACGCTAAAAAGTTAGTTAAATATCCGCCCATTGGGAACAATGTGAAGATTTCATCTCTTTCAGATAACGGATTAAAAAAACAACTCCCATGAGCAGATCCATACAT